ATTTACCAATGCTTCGTCCGTATATCCTTGAGCATACAAATGAACAATAGCAATCTTCTTAAGTTCACTGACAAGAATTTTTTGAATACGATTCACAGTTTTTGCGAAACGAACATCTTCACTTGCAAGTGTAGCTTTTCCACTCAAATCTTCTTCATATCCAAGAAATGCTTTTGGAATCTTTAATGCTGCCAACATCTTGTTTCGTAGATATTGAATATCGTCAATACCTGTAAATTCCATTCCACTTAACGGTTCGATGCTGGTTCCACTGTCACTTCCACGAACAGGTAAGTAAAAATCTTCCAATAAATTTTGGATGTTATAACGCAAATTATAATCACCAGTATTGGGGTCAATATATGGAATTTTCTTGGTTTTATTGATGATTTTTTCAATATATTGATCAACTTCTTGTGGAGGAATGTTACCAACGTCAATCTTAAAAATTCTCTTTTCTGGAGCACGAATTACACGATGAATTAACATTGCGTCTTCCATCAAACTCAATTGTTTCCATACACGGCGAGCGCCTTCAACCATACTTTTTCCATATGGAAGAAAATTACTATCACTCAATAATCGAAAATGTGCCATCTGATAATTTTCGACATCTTCAATTTTTCCGCCTTCGGGTAGATTGATTTGAAACTTGGTATAATTTTTATTGTTGATGTCGCTATTTTCGACACGGGTAACATTATATGCACTAATTGGCTCTGCCAAATAAACACCATATTCTGGACTAATGTATAATTTTAAATAAAAATCACCATATTTTACCAAGTTACGAGTCCAACTCCACAAAAAGAATTCGATGTTCAAAATATCATAAAACAAATTTTCTAAGATTTGTTTGATATTATTGTCGTCGGTAGTTACCGTTAAAATCTTGCCTAATTCATTCTTTGTAACACATTCATCTGCATAAATGTCAAGTGCTGATGCTATGATAGGATCCATGTCCATTGTGTTATGACAAAATATTCCAGCACCGATTGCAAAATTTTGATATTCTTCTACAGTTACATCATATACTTCCAACTGACCTACAAACTCAATTTTTTTAATTTTATGATTTAGTTTATTTTCTATATCATTTTTGAAAGATTTCCAAGTAACATTATTATTTTTCAATCTGTTTTGCAGCACAGAATAATCACATTTTAACTTTTTAACAAAACCCCACGATGTTAACTTTCCATGTTCTTTATAATATTCAAATGCTTTATCAGTTAATGTTTCTATAGTTAAATCATCACGATATTTTGGATTCTTATCCCCACTCTGATCTCTATTTTCAAAAACTTCCTTTAAAGTAGAGGATCTTTGTTTATTTGATTCTTCTGAATGAGTTTTTCCAAAAAAAGGATTATTTTCTCCAATACGTTCTCCGTTCCAATGATGAAATTTTCTATTTTTATATCCTTCGGAAGATTTCAATTTATTCAATTGATTTTCATAATTTGACTCACCCCATATAACATTTTTACTGTAATCGGAATGAAACTTTTTATGTTCAATTGCATTCATTATTTGTAAATTTTCTGGCGAATTATCACCAGCATTAAAATTCTTATGATGAATAACCTCATCTTTGTTTGGACATCTATAAAATTGTTCTGTTACAATTCTATGTTCTGTTTGCCATTTTTTACTAAAATTGAAAATATGTCTATATCCTCTACCATAAAAATCCATTTGATAGAACGGCATTAAAGAATCACCGACCTTTAATTCTTCTATAGTTTTATAATCACCATTTCGCATTAAAAATGGATGACCAGCACTGCCAATTACATATTGATCATTATCTAAAATAATTTTCCAACAATCTCTTGGACCACCAGCTTTTTTTCTTGGATGATACGCTTTTCCTAATTTGATACTATTGGTTTCATGATCATATGAATATACATAAAAACGTTCTTTTGGTTTATCTTTATATTTTTCGGTTAATTCTGATATGGTAGGACGTGATCCGTCTGGAAGAGGAATAACGGTATCAGGTCCTACGCAATCATAATCACGAAACAATTCAATACGAGCTGCTTGATAACTTAATGTAAAGTCTCTACTATATTGATTAAATGAACTGGTACGGATACGATTAAATCTGTCACGTAATGTATTACGGTCCGTTGCATACATTACTTGATCAGTATCAACTATTTTTAATTTTTTTCCACCAACATTACGAACGATTACATCGGTGGAAAACAATCTCTTTAAACGTGAATATAAAGATCGTTGTTTTAATATTTGGAATTCTTCTGAAGGCATAATTTATTATATATAATATATATCAAATGGTCACAGCAACCATGTTAGATTTTCTTGTTTATCGTTGTCTAATCCTAATTTCATTGACCAACCTGTTTCATTTGGTTGTACTTTTGATGTGTAAACTTTGTCATTTGAAACTCTTGAAATACCATTAATGAGACTACGATTCATGTCCATACCTTGTTGTCGTAATCGTAATGCTGTGTCTCTGACCCACAATCCTATTGATAATGACAATACCAAATCATCATTATAACCTCGCATTGCAGTAGCTTTATTGTTTTCCCAAATAAAAACGGATAATTCATCCAACAATCGTTTGGAATAAACATTTACCGTATTTTCTCTAAAATATGTATCTAATTTTGAAATTAACAACGGACGAGTTTTGGAACTATTTGTGAACCCAGGAATCATCTTTTTTTCATCACGGTAGTATTTGTTACTAATTTGACGTTCAACGTCAACATATTGTAAATCTTCGCTACTATAGAACGTATTTGGATATTGTCTGTCAATTATCGCTTGTAACACTGCCCATCCATAATTGTTGTTTTCTACAATCAATAACGCATTATTATACGCAGTTGCCACTTCTACCAGAAAGTTACCATAGTTTTTGGTAGGCATTTGACCTTTATATTCTGCAACCTGTGTCAATGTTTCAACGTCCAATATATGAAATGCACTAAAATCGGCCCCATCACCTCTAGCAACGTCAGCACATACTATATAGTTTCTACTATAATCTGGATATTCCCAAATCCAATACCCTTGATCCATACCACGAATTTCTACAGGATCTTTAGCCTTTGTATTTCTATAAAATTCAATAATTCCCGTATCAATGACTGTATTACCGGAAGATAAAAACTCAGTGTCACATTCCTGTGAGGCTCGTTTTGGACCCAATTCGTCGGTTTGTCTATTTCTCCAATCTTGATCTCTTTCTGGATGTAAACTCCACTTTAATCGTATTGTATTAAATGTATTTTTCCTTGCTTCTGCATCTACCCACATTTGATGAAAGAAATTACCAACGCCATTTGGAGTAGAAAGCAATATAGCCCTACCTCCGGTTGCCATAGTTTGTTGTGCAGAAGTCCAAACTTCTTCTGCATTTTCTATGAACGCACATTCATCCATTACCAACAAGTATGAACTAAAACCACGAGCACTATCTGCGGCGGATGATGCTGCCAATACTCTTGATTCATTTTTAAACTTCAAAGAAAGTCTGTTATCTTCTACAGTCGGGACTTTTAACCAACTTGGTAGATTGTTATTGGCTAAACGAATTTTGGAAACAATTTCTTTTGATGTGTTTTGAACAGTTGATAATATCAAAACATTTTTACCAGGATTAAAAATCATTGTCCATAATGCATAGGCAGACACCAACGTTGAAATACCCATTTGTCGTGATTTTAATACGATATTTCTATCGTGATCGATAAAATCTTGAAGAGTTTCTTCTTGAAACGGATACAGTTCGAATGGAACAATGCCACGAGTCTGATGTTGAATTTTGACATATTTCTTCATGAAATACATCGGATCAACCAAACATTTTTTGTACTCTTCTTTTATTACATCTTTTAGAGTTTTTTGACTCATAGAGTATCAAATTTCATTTTTTCTTTGGCTTTTAAACTTTCTAATGTCATTTGTTTAGCCTTTTCTTCTATGGAGGCATCATACGAAACTTTACTCAATGCTTCGTTGGTTTCTTTCAAACGCTCTTCCACTTCTGTCATATCTTTTCTCAAATCAGTAAGAACTTTTTCACGAGCATTAGTGTCATCCGTCCAAACTTCGTGAGTTCCATCACTGTTATAGTATTTTAACTCCGGATCGTAATTTTCCAAGTAATCTATACTTTCTTTCAACTTTGACTTTATTTCATTTAACTTTGCAAGCTGATTGTTAAATACCGTATATCGTGCATATTCATTAAAAACGCCAAGTAATTTTAAACGATTATCAAATATAACACTACAGTCATAACATTTTCCGCACTTTGGATATACTCTTTGATCCAAATAATTTCCCCACTTCATGTCAGCTTCACATATAGAACATTTTTGTTCAATATTAATGGTGGCTTTTTTCGGAACTTTTTTCTTTACTCCGTTTTGTTTGATCCATTTATTGCCCTGACTATCTTCCCATTGTTCCCCCTCTTTTTTATTCGCAAGTTCTAAATTTGGATCATATCCAATTTGTATAAATGGACGGTTGCCTTCCAAATAATCGTGTACTATGCTTAAATTACTTTTACCTGTAGCTCTTTTCATATAACATTAACTATATTTATATATATATAATATTTTATTTTAATGTTAATTTTTGTTAACTTTTAACCATTCGTACTTCAAATGTCCACAATCCCAAATTCTATCATAACCATTAATCTGCATATTTTGCCATTCAGTCAAATTTGCATCAAATTTTTCAAGTTTTTGTTTTAATTTATGTTTTTGAAAATGATTTCTTTCAATTGGTACACATTTGTTTTTGTGAAAATAATGATAACCAGGTAAAGTGTCATCTACAAATGACATACCAATTTGTTTATATAAATTACCTGTAAATAATCTTTTATCACTATATGTTACAATAGAATTTACATCATAATTTTTTATAAAATGATTGAATAATTTAGAAGCACCTCCTATTACATTTGTATTTAATATATTACAATACCTAGATAACTCATATTGATATTTTTTGTCATATCTAGATTTAACAAAAGTCATTAGTGATACCAAAATATTATTATGGTATAATCCTAATCTTATAGATGATGTATCATTTCCCTGTATATGGTTATCACTCAAAAATGCAGATTTTTCATCATTAATCACTTGTTTTATTTCACATTTACGTGCAAATATTTTCTTAGATTTACCAATTTTGCTTAATAAAATGCTTTTTATTATATCTTGTTTACATCTCCATTCCCAATCCCATATATGCATCAATTGAATATTTTTATCAAGTGACAACTCAGTTTTGTGTAAATGATAATGTTTGTCCTTACCACCAGCAAGTTCACTGTGCCAATATATACCATCACATTCTATACCAAAATTTAATTCGGGTACAAAAATATCAATTTCTTCTCCGTCTAAAATTGTTCTATCATGATGT